CTACCGCCCCAACACTGACTTTATGGTGTGACCGCCGCCATAGATGGCGAGCCAGAGGCCGGCGAAACCGAGCAGGTGCTCCCACGGGATCGGGACGATAGATGTACCGGCGGTTGCGTTCACAACCGGCAGGATCACGCCGTTCCACGACCAGAGGAACAGCAACATCCACGACATGGCCGGGCGCCATCCCCATGAGAAGACGCTGCCGCGCTGATCCTCACGGTCCAGCATGTGGTCGCGCTGCGCGGTCGCCATGGTGAGATAGCCAACCCACTCGGCGCTCCGTTCGCGCTCGATCGCCTGAACCTTGGTGGCGGCTTTGGGGTCCGCCTCGATCGCAGCTTTCAATGCTTCCGGTGTGGGCTGAGCACCGAAGGCCTGGGCGAGCGCCTCAACCACCTGTGCGGAAGCTTCTCCAGCGATCCCGCCGACATTGGTGCGCAGGATCGAGCCGAGAATGGGCGCGCCAAGGCTGACTAGAACAGGAGCAAGGGAACTAAGCATTTGCGGCCTCACGTGCGTAGGCTGTGGCGCGGTGGGTGTTGATCACTGCGCGGATGATGAGGAAGGCGAGCGCCGCGAACGCGACGGAGACGATGCCAGAGAGGATCCAGTCCCCGAGCTGCGCGCCCTGATCGATGGAGATTGCGCCGCCTCCACCGGCGCCAGCCGCGGCCCCGGTCTGCTTACCCGCCTGAGAGCGCGCCTTGTCCGCCTCGTCACCCAGTTGCTGCTTGACCAGATCGCTGTTGTCGTTCGCGGCCGTCAGTGCCCAGGCCACGCCCTTGGCCTCGATATCAGCGACGCGACGCGCCCAGCCGCGGCCGAAGGTGTTCCAGATATTCAGCGACCGCATGAAGCTGAGCCGCGTGGCGCAGATGCGCTTGACTGTCACATGGTCCGGCCCGCCGATCGAAGCGAGCAGCCATTTGCGGCCGCGCGAGACGCCGGAGTTCACCGACGCATCGTAGGTGGCGAGATCGACGCCGGTCGCCAGCGTTGGGCCGCCGCTGGGCACCCAATACTGCTCGAAGTAGATCTGCTCGGCTTCGGCAAGCGTGATCTGACGAACCGGGCGGATCTGCTTGCCGTGCTGGCGCAGCCAAGCGTGGTACACGGCTTCGGTCACGCCATACATCGTCTTGCCACCTGGATCGGCGGGATGGTCAGACCATCCGCCCTCCCATCTCTTCGTCACGTCATGGCAGCGCCGGAACTTGGCCGTGCTCATCGCCGGTTCTCCTCTTGATGCTGGATACGAAAAACCCGCCTCGAGGGCGGTGCGGTTGGCCAATCGGGTTGGTTGGTGCGCCTACGGAGTGCCGCCGAAGATCTTGAGCTTGATTGCGATGCCCGCGAGCAGCGCAAGCATGATCCCGGTGGTGATCATCCGCACCGAGGTCTGCACCGCTGTCCGCCGCACAAGCCGGATGCATTCCAGCAGCGAGCGGATGTCACGGATATCGAGTGCGGCTTCCTTGCCCTCGAGCCCGACGTCTGCGAGCGCACGTTTGGCGCCTTCTTCGGCAGCGCGCGCCAGCATCGCCTCGAACTCACCCTCTGGAATGCGAACGAAGCCTTGATCGGAACGGGGTGGTGTCATCATTTCTCCTTTCCCGCTCATCAGCCGACCTTCGCACCCCAGAACGAGGTGTGATCAGCGGCGAAATAGCCATCGGCAACGCGGAAGGCGCCCTGCAGCTCAACCGTGTCGCCGGCGTTGAGCGGCACCATCGTCTGAAGCCAGAGCGCGGTAGCCTCGGAGACATGGGGCCCCGAGATTTCCCCGAAGGTGCCTCTGATTTCAGTGGCGGCATTGAGAACCAGTCGGCCGCGCATCCGGGCTGTTGTGCTGGAATTCACCTTGTAGAGGAGCGTCGCGCCGAACAGGTAGGTGCCGGCGACCGCCGCCACGAAGCGGTTGTTGGCAGCGTCGAAGGCACCCTGGTCGTTATAGTCGGTGTTGTTGATGCCAATTTTGGTCCAGGTGTCGACGGCTACGTAGTTGTCGTAGTTCGTAAAGCTCTTGAAGCGCGGCAGGCGCGGCTGGTCGACGACGCCGTTGGCGTTGTCGACGATGAACCCGTCGAAGAAGCTCGAGCCATCCGCCGACACGGCAAGCCTGAACTTGTCCGAGCCGAACAGCCCCAGCAGTGCTTTTGTGACGTAGGCGGTCTGGAGGGTGAGCCCGAGATCATCGCCCGCCGCCTCCTTGTTCATCGTGTAGAAGAGATCGCCGCTTCCGCCTTCGCCGACGGTCCTGGCTGTCCAGAGCGCGGCGTTGAGCTTGGCGGAGAACGGATTAGCCGCGTCCGCTATGGTGCCTACGCCAACCGACACCAAGTTCTGCAGGGCCGCAGGGGTCGTGCTCTTCCATTCCGAGCCGTCATAGACGAGCAACAAATTCTCATCCTCGATCCAGACCCGCCAACCTGCCCGAGGCGGCAGGCGCAGCCAGGCGCCGTCGGTCCAGAGGGCGACGTTCAGGTCCCAGGTCGCCCAGTCGCCGGTGGCGCCAGACCCTACAATGTAACGGTCGCCGTCGGCCGGAGAACCGGGCGGCGCGGTCAGGTCCCGATCAAGGACCGAGAGCTGCACGAGCCCATCGAGGAGACGAAGCGCCTCGTTGTGGGTTACGTGCTTCTGGGCCTGCGCCGCCAGGATGTAGGGCAGCAGCAGATGGGTCGTGGCGTCGGACATGAAAGGCTTTCAGAACGTTAGCGTGACGGTCTTCGGTGCACCCCGTCCCACAAGGGCTGAGAGCTGGAATATGCGGACGGTGAGTGTGTTGCCGGGCTCAAGCAGTCCGCCCCAGTCGGCGGTCTGCTGTGCGGCGGTGTAGGTGACGCTCGTGGTGCCGGCACTCAGGACGCGCTTCACCGTCGCGCCGTGGAGGATCTCGACGTCGTATCCCTCCAATTCTTCGGCGAGCGGCACCTCGAGAGCGCCCCAGCTGTCGGCCGCAAGCGCGCGAGACCGGCGCGTCCAGCGGATCGTGAGATCGCCAGGTGCGCGAGGCGTGCGCCACGGCTGCTCGACATGGGCGGCCGAGAACGGACGAAGGCCGGCCCCCTCCGGCGTAAAGCTCTGCGCGATGAAGGTTTCGTCGCTCACAGGCCGGCTTGCCGGGCCGATGCGCCAGTTCCACGGAACGCCCAGGTCAGCCTCGGCAATCGGCAGGGGCGCGATGCTCCCGTCGAGTACGACAACCCGAGCACCAGCGGGCGCCGGATTGCTCATAGCGCCCTCAGTGCCGCGCTGGCCGCGAAGGAGCCGCGTCAAGCGATATCGGCTCGGCGCGGTGAGCTCGGCCGATCCCGCCTGTACGATCTCCCAGACGCCCGCTGCGCTCTCGATGGCAAGCGCATTGGCGCCGCCGAACAGTGTCAGGTCAGTGACGCTCTCGAGCGTGCCCGACAGCATATCTACCACCAGCACATTGCCCAGATCAAAGCGCGAGGTTGGCCCCGACCAGAAATCGAACGCCAGAACGCCGATGCGCGCTCGTGTTCCGAAGCTCGTCAGCAGTTCAAAGCCGTCGGTTGCAGGGCTCCGGAAAACGGCCATTTGGCCCGGCCAGGGAACGGCATGGGCGGCAACAAGCGGCCGATGCGCAGGCTGGTCCTCGGTCAGTTGAGGTAGATCGAGCAAGACCGCCACTGGCGCGCCGAAAACAACGGCCCTCGACAGCGCCGCGGGGCGTGGCGAACCGGGCGGCAGATCGTAGGCTTCCCGGTCCTGACGGAGAGCCTCGATACTCCGTGACTCCGTGTCAGCGGTCGAGACGAGGCGCAGCGAAACCCCACGCCCGTCATGAACCAGCGTGATGACGTCGGCCGGATCGAGCGCCAGCCGCGACGGCGGCAGGCGGAAGACGGCGCTCTCGCGCCCGGTCCATGCTTCCATGAGCGCGCGACGGCAGCGCCGCTCGGCCTCCTCGGGCGGCACGGCGAACGGGAAGCTCTCGGAGGCGATGCGGCTCGTATCCACGGTGATGCGCCGGGCCTCGACCAGTGCGGCGTCGTAGTCCTCGTCGGCGCGGGCCACCTGCCACTTCAATGCCTGCGGCAGTTCGGTCTCCTGCCCGCGGGTGAGTTCGAGCGCGTCGCCCTCGCGCGCGGCGACTACATCGTCCGCCGTCACGCTGGCGACCGCTGCCCGCCCGCGCATCATGAAGCGGATCACGCCTTGGGTCTCGACGGCATCGAAGCCGAAGTGGCGCGACAGCGTGGTGATCGAGGCGCGCGGGCTTTCGAGCGCGCCGATGGCGTAGCCCTCGATCGCACCCCACAGGCCGGAGACGTCGATCCTCTCCTCGGGCATCCCGGCGCGCAGGCAGAGATGGCGGACAAGCGCGGCCAGCGATACAGCCCCGAGCCGCCCGGTCAGCCAGTGTCCGAGCCGCCAGTTCGGCCCGTCCGTCCAGACGTCGGTGAGCTCGGGGAAGAACGGATAGGGCCGCGCATCCCAAGTCCAGGCGGCGCATTCGGGAACGTGCACCATCCGGTCGCCGTAGATCGACGACACCGGGTTGTTCGCGTCATCGCCCCAGAAGAGATAGGTCGCCTCGAGATAGGCCCTCTGTATCGCGTCGTCGCGCCAGCCGCGCGAGAAATGCGGCACGAAGCTCTCGGAAGACTTCGGGTCGAAGAAAACGTTCGGCTGGTTGGTGCCGCGGTCGATAGCCGGGCAGCCGAGTTCGGTGAAGCGGATGGGCTTCAGCTCCGGCACCCAAACAGTCGAAGTAGCGCTCTCCACCCCACCGGGACGATCGAAGTGCGGGTTGGACCACCAGCTGCGGAGATCCTTGTAGCGGAAGACCCATGGCTTGCCGGCAGCGCCATCGGTGATCGGTGTCCGCACCTGCGAAGACCGATCCAAGTCGGAGGCATAGAACCAGTCGAAGCCTTCGCCGCCCGCGATGTTTGCCTGCAGGTAGGCGCGGTCATAGATCGCGGGCCAGCCGTTCTCCGCGTCGAGATGCTCGAAGCCATCGCGCCAGTCGGACAGCGGCATGTAGTTGTCGATGCCGACAAAATCGATCTGCGGGTCGGCCCAGAGTGGGTCGAGGTGGAAGTAGACATCGCCGGATCCGTCGGCCGGCTGGTGCCCGAAGTATTCCGACCAGTCGGCGGCATAGCTGACCTCCGTTTCTGTCCCGAGGATGGACCGCACGTCGGCAGCCAGATCGCGGAAGGCCTGCACCGCCGGATAGGCGCTGGCGCCCGAGCGGATCGTCGTCAGCCCACGCATTTCCGTGCCGATCAGGAAGGCGTCGACCCCGCCCGCAGCCGCGCAGAGATGAGCGTAGTGCAGCACCATGCGGCGCAGACCCCAGTCGCCGGAGGCACCGATCCACGAGACGGTCTCGCCAGACACCGCGAAGTCGGACGAACTGGCCCAGCCGAAGAACGCCGCGACCTGTGTGCCCGCCGTGGCGGTCTTGTCGACGCTGCCAGCATAGCCGGCCGCGGGCGAACAGGTTATCCGGCCGCGCCACGGGAAGATGGGCTGGCCAGTCTCGGCGGTGTTGTCCGAATACGGGTTCGGTAAGGTGTTCCCAGGCGGAACATCCATCAGGATGAAGGGATAGAAGGTGACGCGCAGGCCGCGAGCCTTCATCTCCTTGATCGCCTGCACCACGGCGAAGTCGGCGGGGGTACCGCCATAGACCGGCCGGTCCTTTTCATCGCGGCTGACAAGATGGGCAGCAGATCGGCTGACGCCGTTAACGCTCCACGTCTTTGGGCTCGTGGCCTTCTCGGTATATTCGACGCCGGGCCTGATCTGACACTGTCCCGCGCGCAGGTCATCGCCGAACCACGCGACGACCAGGCTGACGCTTTCGACCTTCGGCGCCATGGCCTGCAGCCGGTCGAGCGCCACCATCATGTCGGCGGTGTCTGAGAGTGCGTTGAGGTTCTCGGGCGTCTGAGTGCCGCCGCTCCCCTTGCGAATTCCTTCCGTCGCATAGGTGAACTCGCCCGAGGCCGGGATCATCGTGACCGCCTGCGTCAAACCCTCAGCGGTGTCGGGATCGGCGAGCGGCCGGAAGATCTCGAAGGAGAGCTGCGGCAGACGGTTGCCGTAGTTTCCGAGCGGAAGCTCCTCGAAGACAACGTAGGCGGTACCGCGATAGGCGGGCGTGCTCGCCGCGCCCATCTTGGCCGAAATGAATGGGTCGGCCGTCTGTGTCTCGTCGCCTGGATACCAGCGCCAGGTGATCCCCGCAGTATTAAGCAGCTTGCCGTCGGCCCAGATCCGACCGATCCCGGTGATCGGACCTTCACACACGGCAACTGCGAAGGAGGCATCGTAGAGATACTCGGTGGTCCTGACCTTGCCGCCGCCACCACCCTTGCCGCCGCCCTGCGTGGTCGTGTTGATCTCCTCGCGGAAGTCGGTCGCCCAGATGATGTTGCCGCCCATCCGCATTCGTCCATAGACACGCGGGATGACGGCTCCCTCGGTGGACGACGTGATGCGCAGGCTGTCGAGCCGCGGGCCTTCGATCCGCTGGGTGGGCGCCAGCGAGGAAATGATCCAGCTGTCGACGACCGAACCGATGGCGGAGCCGACGAAGCCGCCAATCGTCGCCGCGCTCACGCCAAGGATGGCGCCGCCGATGCTGCCGCCGATGGCAGCGCCAGCCACGCCGAGAACGAGAGTTGCCATGGTGGATCAGATCTTTTCCGGGAAGAGGAAAGCGAAGGCGATGCGCCGGCGCCAGGCTTGGGTGAGCGGCTCCTCGATCACGCCCAGCCGCTCATAGGCGTGGAGTAAGCAGTCGGGCGCGGTCAGGATCCCCACATGCTTGGCGATGGCGCGGGGCTTCATTCGGAAGAGGACCAGCGCACCGGGACCGGCATATGAGGGTTCGATCTCGATCATCATGCGCCGTGCACCCTCGGCCAGAACTTCGAGTGGGCCAGTTTCACCCCAGTCGCGGCTGTAGGGCGGGATCGTGAACGGCTCGGACCCCACCACCTCGCGCCAGACGCCGCGAGCGAGCCCGAGGCAGTCGCAACCCACGCCCTTGAGGGACGCCTGATCGTGGTATGGGGTGCCAAGCCAGGAGCGCGCGCTGGTGATGATGCGTTCGGGATCAGCGGGGATCACAACACCCCTCCGTCGTGGCCGCCGTCTCTTGTGGCGTAGCGCAGGATCGTGTCCTGGCCGGGGATGTGCGGAAAGCCCCGGAAGTTGGCGGTGTTGGCGAACTTCGTCCCGCAGGTCTCGATGCGCTTGTCGCAGCCGGCGCGGATGGTGAAACCGTCGCTCTCGGCGATCGCGCGCACCGGCGCTTCGAGCAGCGTCAGCACCGCGATTCCATCCGTGACGTCATGGCCCAACACCTCGGTGCGCCGACCCGCGTTTGCGCCGCTCGTCCAGTCCAACGTGCCGAAGGTGAACCAGCCGGAGGTAAAACCGGCGAGTCCCGAGGCGGTGAAGGCGCGGTCGCGCAGCAGATCGATGACGGCGCCGGTACCTTTGAAGGCGGGATCCTCGAGATCGACTTTACAGCGCGCGTCGCCGAGCTCCGCATCGCAGCTCGCCTGGAAGGTTCGCCCGACCGTCTGGCCGAGCACATGCGCGAGCGACCGAACTTCTGCGACGAAGGCCAGCCGCCCGCGCCGGATCTGGCCGATGGCGCCGCGCCGCATCAACACGCGCTGATCAGTGTCGGTCCAGTTCACCCGCCAGACCTCCACCTCCGCATTGTCCCAGCGGCCGTCGAGAATGTCCGTCTCGGTGATGCGGTCGGAGGTCAGCACGCCCTCAGCATCCTGCGCATCGACGGACAGGTCCGAGCCCGAGCGCACCTCTGAGGCCGTCAGCCCGCTTTCGGGCTCGAAGTCGGTGCTGTCGAAGGTCAGCGTCCGGTCGTGGTCGGTGAAGCCGAAGGTGACACCGTCGGCACGGGTAATCCGCCAGCACCAGGCGAGCGTGGTCGTGCCCTCATCAAGATGTGCCTGGAAGTTTGGGTCGAGCGACTTCATCGCCGGATCTCCAGAAGCGGAATGGACGTGATCGAGCCGAGCCGCTCGAGGTCGAGCGTCACGTCGAGCGCGTCGGTGTCGAAGCGAACGGGTACGTCGAAATCGAAGCCCGCAGTGATGGCGACACCAGTGCCCGGCGCGGCGCTGAAGCTGACGACGCCGGTCGTGGTATCGACCGACCAGCCAGAAAGCTGCTCGACCCCGCCGAGCGCGATGCGCACGGTGTCTGCCATCGGCTTGGCGATGGCGCGCGTCCACGATTGCGCGCCGGAGGCGTAGCGCTTCACCAGCTGGAAAGCCGTCGTCGCGCCATCGCCTGTCCCGATCTGCTGATCGCTTGCGGCCGGCGCCTGCGCCGGCAGGCACGACTTGTGATCGCCCCAGTCCTTGAAGCGGAAGCCGTGGAGTCGCCCGTTGCGCGCCTCGAAAAAGGCGACGACCGCCGCCAGGTCGTCGACGCGGCGGATGCCATAGGCAACATCGTAGCGTCGGCGCGAATCAGCCCAGCTGGCGTTGCGCTCCTCGTCGCCCGAGGCAAGTTCGACAATTTGGGTGCGCCGCTCAGGACCGCCGCGAGCGCCGCGGCTGATGTCATCGGGAAACCGAATCTCGTGAAACGCCATCAGAGACCCCTCCGTCCAAGCGACACGGCGCGGGCAATGTCGGCAGCCACCTGAGTACGTGACTGGCGGAAACTCTCGGCGTCGCGGGCCATGATGGTGACGTTGACCCCGCCGCCTGCGCCGTAGCTCTTTGCCTCGCGCCGCGAGAGCACCCGCTCGCCCCGCTGCAGGATCGCGGGCACCTCATCATGGCGAAGACCAACGGTTCCCCCGGAGTGCATCCTGGGCGCTGCGGCGAAGGCGAGCGCCGGCACCATCCGTGCTGGTCCGCCAGCTCCGACGACGCCGCCCGCGTGCAGCACATTTGCGAACAGGCCACCGGCCTGGCCGAGAATGCCACCAAGCGCATTCGCAATGGGGCCGAGGATGAACCGCCGTGCCGCGAGCTTGGCGAGATCGGCAATGAGCGACGTGACGAGGTCGGTGAAATTGAGCTTGCCCGTTTTCACGAACTCGCCGACGGCGTTCTCCGCCGACTGGAAGGCGCTAACGAGGCTCTGTCCGATATCACCACCGATCTCGCGCGCCTTGCTGGCGTAGTCCGACAGCGCCGCCGTGACCGCCTGCCACCCTGTGACGGCGGCCTCGGTGTCGGGCTTCGCGGCGGCGGCCGCCGTTCCGGCGGCAGCACCTGCTTCTGTGGCTGCGCGCCCGGCATCGCCGAGGGCGCTTTCGAAGCGTTCGGCCGCATCCGTGGCATCGGTCAGCGCAGAACCGTCGGGTTCACTGGCGCGCGATAGTGCCTGACGCAGCGCTTCGATCGAGCTGAGGGGCGCTACTGCGGCGTTTGCTGCTGCCCTCGCAGAAGCCGCGAGCCGGTCAGCCTCTGCACTTGCCTCCGCAGCCGCGCCAGCCGTTTCGTAGAAAGCAGACCCGGCACCGACCGCCGCTCCATAGACGCCAAGCATGGTGGCCTCCATGCCGGGAATGCCGTCGAGGCCGCGCGCCACGGCGTGGAGGAAATCCGCCCAGGTCTTCTGGATATTTTGGAGCGCTGAAAGCCACCCAGCACGAATGGAAGCCCACACGGATTGGAGGGAGAGCGAAAGCGACTGACCACCCAGCTTGATTCGATCCCAGACCTCCGAAGCGACGTCGCCTAACAGGGACATCGCATTGCCGAAACCACCGGCGCCTTGGGCAAGTTGGGTGAACTGGTAGATCAGTTCGCCTGCGCCAACGATGAGCGCACCAATGCCAGTTCGGATAAGCGCCCCACGTAGAACAACGAGAGCGGTTGCGACGCCCCGCACCGACAGCGCAGCTGCTGTCAGTCCCGCAACCCACCGGCCGCCGAGGAATGCGGCGAACGTCGCGGCATAGGTGGTCAGGCGACCGATGTTGTCAAAGAGACCACGGATTGCGATGCCGAGCGGACCGGTGCGGCTGGCGACCGCCGCCATGGCATTGGCGACGGCTTCCAGCGCTGGAGCCGCGGCGACCGCCAGCTGGTTTGAAAGCCCGCGCCAGATCAGCCCGAGCCGTGAAATCGCGTCGTTCGTCCGCTCGATCTGGTCGGCATCCTGCTCCGAGACCACGACCCCGAATGCGACCACGTCCTCGGTCGCCTGGCGCAGCGTTGCGGTGTCGATCCGGCTCATGGCGATGGAGCCTTCCTCGCCGAAGAGCTGACCAGCCACGGCGGCACGCTCGGCAGCGGGGACGAACTGCTCGATGGCGGCGTTGATCGCGCCGACGCGTTGGTCGAGCGGCAGGCCGATCAGTTCATTGGCCGAAAGCCCCAGCCGGTCCAGTGCGTCGGCAGCGGGGCCGGTTCCAGTGGCCGCCTGGCTGAGACGGCGCGTCAGGTCCTTGGTCGCCTGCTCAATGCCGGACATCGACACGCCCGCCAGCTCGCCCGCGCGCTCCAGCGTCTGGATCGAAGCGACGGTGGTACCGAGTGACTGCGCGAGCTTCGCCTGCGCATCGACCGTCTGGAGGCCGGACCGGATCATTGCCACGCCAGCGGCGGCAGCGGCGGCCACAGCGGCGGCAGCCGCTACAGCCACACGGCGGGAAAACGCCGCGAGCCGGGCGTTCGCCGCTTCCATCTCCCGGCTGAGCCGTCCGAAGCCGCGCGACCCGGCCTCGCCGACACCTTCCAGCTCGGCCCGCACCTGCCGCCCGCCGACTGCGGCGAGCCGGACGGAGACACGCTTCTCTGTCATGATTGATGTTCATCCCGTCTACTTCAGCCTGTGCTAAGATCAGGCCATGACGCTTGAGGAGTTCTTCGAAGATCGGGACGAGGCGCGAGAACTGTTCGATGCGGTCATCGCCAATATGGCTGATCTCGGCAGCTTCGAGACGCGCGTCAGCAAGAGCCAGATCGCCTATCGGCGACGGCGCGATTTCGCCTGGATTTGGTGCCCGGACCGGTATCTGCGGGGACCGACGGTGGCGCCCCTTGCCCTCAGTCTCTCGCTGCCCGTGCGTGATGCCTCACCGCGCTGGAAGGAGGTCGTCGAGCCGTCGCCGGGGCGTTTCATGCATCATCTTGAGTTGCGCAACAGGTCAGACCTTGATGACGAAGTCCGCCGTTGGCTGCGACAGGCGTATGCCTTTGCTCAGTAGCCTCGCCCAGGCCGATCACCATCCATCTGTTCGTTGAGCTTCGCGACCATCACCGCCTCGATGACCGGCAGCAGTTCGGCAATGGCGAGTGGCGGCACGCCGAGCGCGTTGCCGAGCGCCAGCGCGGCCGACATGTCCCAGCCGATGACTGCACACGGCAGGACGCGCAGCTGGCCGCCGAGACGCCCGACGAGGTCCCAGACCTGCCAGCCCTCCGGCGTTTCCGGCCGGTTCAGCCGCGCCGGGCAGTCCGGGCAGGCTTGCGCACAGGCTTCGCAGTAGCGCTCGCCCCCACCGAAGGACCATTCGGCGAGAGCGCGGAGACGTTTTTTTCCTGTTCCAGCAGCAAACCCTTCGAGACGTAGGTCAGCTCGAAGGCCTCGAAGATCGGCCAGATGTCGAGCAGCGCGTCGATGCCCTCGGGGCTGGGGTCAATCAGGTTGCTGTCGGCATCGCCAATACCCTCCCAGGCGAGCACCGCCCGCCTCGCCAGCGCTTTGGCGAAGGCGACGGCACGCTCTTCGTCGGAGGCTTCTTCCGAAACCGCCTCAATCACGGGATCGCTGCGCGTCGCCACCATCAGCGCAGTGGTCAGCGGGCGCAACTGCACCCGCACGCCGGGCGCCAGATCATGCCAGCGCGGCGCGTTCGTCAGGTCGAGAGTCAGCATCAATAGGTCTCCACATCGTTCACGAGGGTGGCGGTGCACATCCTGCCGACGGTGCTGTTCCGCGCGGCCTGCCAGTCGAAAGTGGCCTGCACGCCCTGCGGCCCGGAGATCTCGATGCGCGGACGCGGCAGGTAGACGGCGTGCACGGTAAAGGTGAAGCTCTCACCAGAGGGCAGCGCATAGGCGAATTCCAACTCGCAGGCCTCGCCGTCGATCGCCTGTGTCACCAGCGTTTGATCGGTGAAGCGCACCTCGATGGAGCCGGTCAGTGCCGCGATGGACGGGTCCGCCCCATCGATGCGGCCATCCGCCCGAATCGTCTCGATCCGGTCGAGGTTGTTCGCGTAGGTGATGTCGGCCGAGACGACGTTGCCAAGGGCGGAGCCGTTCCTGGTGATCGCACCGTTGAAATGCCCGAAGCGTTTCAGCTCAAGGGCGGCAGGCGTTCCGGCACTAGTGGTCGCCCCGACTGTCTCGCCCTGCGCCACCAGCCGAGCCGTGGCGGTGAGCAGCCCCGAGCGCTGCATCTGCCAGGTGATCTGGTCGAGAACGCAGCCGGAATACATCGCATAGCGCGGCACCTCGGGCATGCCGGTCTCGATCGACATCGAGGGCAGCGTCCAGGACCCCGACTGGAACTCGTGGGTGTACGGGGCCTCCGCGCCCGTGGTCGTGGGCGTGCCGAAGGCGGCCTTCAGCCAGAATCCGAAGGCCTCGGCGTCGAGCGGCACCACGACATCACCGTCGGCCGTGACCGCGTCCTTGATCGGCGCCAGCGGATCGCGGCCGTAGCCCAGCAGCTCCGAATTCAGCAGCGGCTGCTCCGCGCCCAGCGAGGTGCTGGCGAAGGGCATCTTGGTGAAACCGCCAACGGGCGGCGTTCCGTAGGTCGTCTCGAACGCAAGCGCCATCTGCGCCCGGGCCCCTTGGGCTCGTGCCATGGTGTTCTCCTAGGGTTGTCGGGATCAGCCGAGCGGATCGGCCGTGGTGTAGTGCAGGACGACCGGAATGACGGTGGCCTTCATGCTGGCCGCCCCTTCGACGGGCAGATCGACCGGGCGCGGGGCTTCGGCCTCGATCCAGTCGCAGAGGCCACCTAGCGTCCGGTCGGCGGCGAGCACTGCGCCAACGCTTGCGGTAAGCGTGTCGAAGGCGGTGTCACGGTCGGCACCTTGCACGACCGCCTCGATCTCAGCGCGGTGCTGGTAGTGATAGCGGAGGGGCGACAACGTCACCTCTGGTTCGCCGGGCTCACCGTCGCGCAGGATCAGCAGCCCCTCGGTCGGGACACGCTCGGGCAGCACCTCGCCGCGCAGGGCGGTGGCGGGCAGTGCCGAGAGCCGCGCGTGCAGCGCGGCGAGGATGGTTTCGCGAAGGGTGGACATCCGTATCAATCGTTCACAGGTGTCTGCACCGTGTTGACAGCATCGCTTCGCCACCCTATCTTCACATGTGTCTGCACCATGTGAGGGGAAGCAATGGCTACCGAAAACACGACACGCGTTTCGTTTCGTCTAAAGACCGATATCTTTGACCTGGTTCAGAAGCTCTCGGCCGATGCCGGTCTGGATCCGTCAGCTTTCATGCAGCGAGCTCTGGAGCGTGCTGTGTACGAGCATCTTCCGCCCGAAAGGCAAAGGGAGCTCGACAATATGGAAACGCTTTACAACGCCGCGCAAAGCAAAGCGCGCGAGATATTCGATGCCGGGCGCTTCGATGAACACTTCACGCTGACGGTTTTCCGCGAGCTGATGTCCGACTCGAATTCACGTCAGCTCTACGAGCAGGTGATTGAGGCTGATGCCTATACGGACGGCGCGCCAAAAAAGACTCCACTCAATATGTATCTTGGCTGGTACATCAAGAACGCCATCAATGCCCAGCCGTCGTTGGACGACGCGGGGAAGCCACGCCGCGCGTTCGTCAAGGGCGAGCCAATCAAAAGCTACACATTGCTTCAAAGTGCGGCGGCTCGTGCGCCTGCTTTGGCAACCGCGCAGGACGTTTGAGCAATGAGCGATCATGAAAAGGTCCTTGCCTCCATCGCAGCTTCCACCGACGCCGATAAGCTGCGACGCTTTCGGGAGAACGCCCAGAGGATGGGCGTCACCGCTGTCGCAGATGCGGCATTCAGACGACTGGTAGAGATCCTCCCCGAACAGGCACCTGGTAGCATTGAACATGATTTCTGGATGACGATTCACGCCTTCGAGGAGGTTCTTCGGGACGAGCGGGGAAAAACGGTTCGCCTGTCTAGGACTCGGCAGAAGATTGGCCGAGTGGGTGTCAAGCAGACGTTGACAGATTTCGCTATGAGCAAAGCTCCGACCGATGGCTTCAACATGTTGATTGAACGAGGTCTCCCCGAACTGACCGGTGAAGCCCTCGTCCTAAAACACAGCGAATCCTTTGATTTAGAAGTTCAAGCAGCAGCTAAGCAGCGCTTGGAAGATGCGGGCGTAGACATCACCAAGCTCCGATCGAGCTGGTAGTCTTTTCCGATCCGTTTAGAGCCGCCCCTCCACCCAGTTCGCCACGATCAGCCCCGGCACACTGTCGAACGCCCGGTCCGCATCCCGTGCGAGGTCCAGCCGCTTCGGCAGCTTGACCTGCGGCACGAGCAGGAAGATCGGCGCGGTGACCTTGCCGCGCCCGGTCTTCGAGCGCGACACCACCGCTTGACCCTTGTTGTTCAGCCGTCCCTCCGCCACTAGCAAGCTCGGACCTGTGCGGCGATAGACGAAGCGCAGGCGCAGACCGCGCCGCCGTTCCCATTCGCCGGGCGTAATCCTGCCGCCGCGCAGGGACTTGCCTGCGGCGGGAAGCGGGATCGCCAGCCAGAACCCGTTCTTTGAGCGGATTAGCGGGCCGGTGTCGTGCGCGCCGACGATGACCGGGGCCTTGGACCAGACCAGTGCCGCGGCGTCGAGGCTTTCGCCCGACCTCGGGAAGTTCTGACTGCGGATCGAGTTGGCCAGCCGTATGCCGAGCCCCGCGCCGGTGATCTGCAACCGCCAGGCCGACTTCAGCCCTATTCCGGCCTCGCGCATTGCAGCGGTCACGGCGCGTTCGCCCGCCGTCACCTCGGCGGCCATCATCGCGACAATGTCGGGATCGATTTCGAGCTTCAGTTTCACGCAGGCCTCAGATCCACGGTCCAGACCAGCCGCTCGCGGTCGCGGGCGGGCTCGCCCTGAATGAGGAAGGCATCCCCGTCCATCTCGATGCGGTCGCCGGGACGCGGGTTCGCCACCTCGGCCACGCGCAGGTCGATACGGGTCGTTTCCGACCAGAGCCGCGCATCGCCGAGATCGCTGATCGCATCCGCGCGCCGGGCGACGACGCGCACCAGCACGGGCGCGCCGCCGTCGGCGATGTAGACCGCGTCGCTGCCGACGTTCGGATCGGCGAAGAGTGCGCCGACGGCGGCGGCGAAGGCGCTCATCAGAACGCGGCGTTCAGGCGCACCCGACCGATGGTGTCGCCTGCGCCGCTCGCCACCGCCTCAATTGCCACGCCGATCAGCGTGTTGTCGGTGGCGACTGTGGTGCAGCGCTTGTTGGTGTCGTCCCAATAGACCTTGGCGCCGACGGTCCATGCTTGAGAGCCGACCTTGGTAATGTCGAAGACGCCGACGAGCGCGGTCTCGACGGGCTCGCCGATGGCCGCGGCGCCAGCCGCGTTGCCGAAGATCGAGCCGACGAGCAGGCCATCGCCTGAGGCGACGGCATAGGGCGCGGCGAGCGTGATGGTGTTGCCGGGCTGGACGTAGGTTTTCATGATGGGGATCCTCGTGGAAAGACGACGGGCGGCCCGTCAGGACCGCCCGCATGTCAGGGTTCAGCATGGGATGCGGGTTACGCGCCCGGGTTCTTGTAGAGGCCGCGCCAGTCGATCGCCTTGGCGCCGAAGTCGAGGCGGCATTTGATCTCGACGCCGTCGACGTCGAAGCCGTTGCGCGTCTCGATGTAGGCGCCCTGTTGACCCTCGAGATAGGCGTACTCGATGGTGTCGATCTGGTTCGGGCTTGCCGCCAGATACCAGGCCGTCTCGCTGGCGGCGTCGAGCCGGGGCTCGCTGATCGGCGCCAGCGTGCGGATCGACTGCGGCACCACGCTCGACGTCGCGGCGGGCACCAGGTTCTGCGCCACCAGCTGCTCGGCCTTCAGTTCCAGCGAGGCGGGCACAATCAGGAAGGCGGGGCGAACGTTCAGCACCGTCTTCTTGTCGAGCCCCGTCTGCTTGGCCATGGCGGCGCGCGCCGCGCCAACCGCCTCGACCGCCAACGCCGCGCCAGCGCCCGCGAGGTTCTTGTGGGTTGTGTGGAAGAGCGCGTTGCCGTCGGCCATCGCCGGGTTGGCGGTGATGATGCCCCAGACAACGTCAGACTCCAGCTGGGCGATGGAGTTGCCGTACATCGCGGGGATCCGGGTGAAGGCGTCGAGATCGTCGTTGATCAGCACCTGCCGAGTGATGGCGACCACCCGGCCATAGGTTTTGACCTTGTAGCTCTCCTTCGACTCGCCGAGCGTGCCGCGCTTGAACTCGCCGCTTTCACCGACCTCCAGAAGCTGCGGGGCTTCGCCGAGCTGGACGCGGTGCATGGCCTTGAAGTCGGTGGCGAGCACCTGGCGACAGAACAGCATGAAGGTGCGGGGATAGGCCTCGTAGGCCTGCCGCAGGGTCTTGTTGGTGACCGCCGACAGGATCTCGGGGAAGTCCGAGGTCGAGTGCAGGGCGCGCGTCGCCACCTCGTCGCGCGACAGGCCCCGGGTGTTGACCCCGGCATTGCCGAGGCTTTCGCGGGCCAGTTCCAGCAGCGTCATGCCGCGATACTGCCGAGCGGCGGCGTCCAGCTGGAAGAGCGTCGGGCTGTAGCGGTGCAGGAGCGCGTTCGCCACGGCATCGCGGCGGGTGATGCGCTCGTCGCGGCCGCCGAGCGGGAGGGAAACATGGCCGAAGGTCCGGGTCTCGTCGGACTTGGCTGCGACCTGTTCGAGGATCAGGCGGCGGGACTCGTCGACGCTGACGCCGCGCTTGACCAGATCCTCGGCGAAGCCGCGCTCAAGGTTCAGCCGGCTCGCCAGATCGTAGATGGTCGAGACACGGTCGCGCTCTGCCTCGCGGGCGCGGGTCGCGACCACTTCGGTGTCAGACGTGCTCGTCTGGGCAGTCTGGGGTTGGCTGCGGGTTTCGCTGGCCGCGACCTTCGGGTCGGGCGCAGCCGCTTTCGGCTCGGTCATAGTGGCGTCCTCGGTTTCGACCGGGTCGGTCGGCTGGATGGTGGCGGGGGTTGCGGCGTCGCTCGCCGGGGTTTCGGTTTTGTCCGTCATCGGGCGTCCTTTCGGGCTGGAAGGGGCGTCCCGGCGGTGAAGGACGCAGTCGTGAAGGGGATGCTGGGCGCGGAAACCGGCAGCTGGGTCGGCCCCGACCGCGACGGCGGAGACCTCGAACGGCGTCCAGTCCACCGCGCGCCAGAGTTCGCGGGCAGCCTCGGGTTTCGAGACCTCGAAGCGGTGGACCTGGTAGCCGATCGAGACCGCGCGGATGTGCCCGGCCTGGATGTCGCGCCAGATCGGCTCGACATCGGCGCGCTCGGAGATACGCACCAGCGCGATACCCCGGCCATTCTCGATGCGGGCGGAACCCGGCACGACCGAGCCGATGACCGCATCAAGCGTGTCGAGCTCGTGCACCTTCAGGAACGGCGCGCCTGCGTTCAGCCGCTCGAGCCGCACATGGGCCGGATCGAGGCTGAGTTCCTCGTCATAGGGCTCGCCGAAGAAGGTGGCGCGGCGGACGCGGGCTCCGGCCGACCAGACCACCTCGACGGTGCGGCTGTCGGCATCAGCCGTGTTCGGCGCAAGTTCCGCCGACCGGCGCATGGCCGGCAGTTCGATCATCGTATCCATGAAGGTCAGTCCTGTTGGTCGGTCTGCGCAGGGTCGGTTTCATCCGCTTCGGCGGAGGGATCGTGGGCGGCGGGATCGGTCGCCGGATCGCTGGTCTGGGCGCTGCCGGTCTTGGTGACGCGGCGCGGGTCGCTGTCGAGCACCAGCCCGAGTGTGTCGAGCTTGGCGTTTGTGGCAGCGATCTCGGCGAGCACCGCGTCGGGGTTGCGGCCTTGCCGGGCGATCACCTCGGCCAGCGTCATGGTGCCGGAGCGGATCGACAGCAGGTTCGCCATCGCGTCCTTCTGCGGATCGACCGCTTCGAACTTCGGCGGCGACCATTCCACCGGCACGGTCGGCGACGGGATCTGGCCCGCCGCCCATGCGGCTTCCGTGAACCAGCGCCAGACGGGCACGCAGAACATCGGAATGAACAACTGCCACTGCACGGCGTCGATCTGGCGGCGGAACTCGACGAGCCCTGCGCGGATCGAGGAATAGTTCACCTGACTCAGGTCCCCGGTCAGCAGCTCGTAGGGCACCCGGAACCCGGCCGAGATCGTGTGCAGGCTCGCGCGCTTGTATTCGCCATAGCCGCCGGTCGCCGAGGGCTGGTTGAAGCGGATGTCCTTGCCGCCGCGGGCATAGGCGATCAGCCCCGGCTCGAACTGCTCGACCCGGTTGCCGTCAGCGTCGACCACGGAGGGCGCGATACCCTGTTGCGCCTCATCATCGCCAAAGACGATGGCAGTGACGCAGGCCTCGGTCTTCTTGCGGACCAGTTCGGCCACCTCATAGTCGTCGAGATCGCGCAAGGACCGGATCACCGGCGCGCCCCAGGGTACGCCGCGCGCCTGCGTGCGCTGCTTCTCGTAGACATGGGCGATCTCGGTCGCGGGGACCGGGCGGCTCTGCAACCCGTTCTGCAGTGACCCGTAGGCGTCGCCCGGATGCTCGGCATGGAGCCAGTAGGCGCGACGCTTGCCGACCGGATCGAACTCGATTCCCTGCACGAGGCGACCCGCGCCGAGTGTGCCGGATTTGGTGGCGTCGAGGAAGTCGGCCTCGAGCACCTGCAATTGCAGCGGCACCGGAAGGCCATCACTTGCCCGCCGCAGACGGCGGCGCACCAGCACCTCGCCCGCCTCGACCATCTCGCGGCAGATCAGCGTCTGAAGGCCGTAGAAGTCGAGCTGGCCATCAGCATCGCAGTCCGCGGTCCAGCGTTCGAAGAGCGCGTCGACCCTCCGGTCCAGCTTGTCGTCTCCGCTCGCCGCGCGCGGCATGATGCCCGCACCGATGATGTTGTTCACCAGCACCGCCACGGCTTTGGCCGCATGCGGGTTGTTGCGCACGAGGTCACGCATCCGGTCGCGCAACAGCGCACCGGCAACTCCGATCTCGGTGTCGGCCGAGGATCTCGGCGCGCGCCAGCCCTCCGTCCGCCGACCGCGCGCAGCGCCGTCATAGCCCCGCGTCAGGGTCTCGAAAGCCTGACGCGCCATCACGCGGCGGGCCGCCATGCGCGGGGCCACCGTGGCAATGGCGTGATCGAACCAGTTCGCCGACATCACCGGTCCCCGCGCGAGAAGCCAGCTAGGCCGGCGATCGGCAACGGCCGGCTGACGCCCGCGATGGCGCGTTCGATGGTCCGGATGCGGGCCAGCAGATCCTCGGCCGAGCCATAGTCCACCGACTTGCCGTCATAGCTGACGCGGGTCGTGCCGCTGGCATAGGCCCGGCGCAGCGCCGAGAGCTCGGTTTCCGTCCAGTCCGTCATGTTCAGAACCATCCTCCGCGCCGTCCGAGCCAGTCGGAGCGGCGCTTGCCCTGCGGGGCCTGTCCCTGCCGGTTGATCTGCCCGGCGGGATCGGTGTCGGTGGGTGCGGCCCCGAGCTGGTCCTCGAGGTCGCGCCATTTTTCGTCGGACCAGCGATCCGCGCCCGCGATCCAGGCTGCGGCGCGGGCATAGACCCGGCAATCCAGCGCCTCGTTGCGCTCGCGCAGCTTCTGCCATTCCAGCCGGGCAAAGCCGCGTTTCGTCCGCACCGTCACCAATTGCTCGGCGACGAACTGCTTCAGCCACTCATTCTCGACCCAGTGCGGCAGGTGCACCGAGCCGGGCGGGAACGCGGCACCGTCGGCCATCTCCTCCTCGGTGGGGCGCGCCAGCCGCAGGAAGCGGTAGGTCTCGGCCTTGAAGGTCGAGACCGCCACGGTCCAGAGCCGCGCCCCGCGCCGCAGGCGTTTGCCACCCTCGGTCGCGTCGACGAAGGTCGGGCCGGAGACCGGGCTCGAGCGGTTGAACCCCTCGACACCCTTCACGGGCGACACTTGCGCGAACCCCTGCGCCCGCGACCAGGAATAGACCGCCGGGGCCTCGTAGCCCGTGTCGATGGCGAGCCGCGCGATCCGAAGATGCGCGCCGCGCTCATGCGGCCAGGATCGGTCGAGCAGCGCGGTCAGCTCCGACCACGCGTCATGCCGGTCCGGCCCGCCCTCGATCACGACGTGATCGATGAGCCAGCTTTCCAGACCGCGGCCCCAGGCCCAGACATCGACCTCGATCCGGTCCTTCTGCACGTCGGCCCCGGCGGTCAGGAACAGCCCGCCCGCGGGCACCGTGCCGGATGTCCAGCGCTCGCGCCGGTCGTAGAGCCGCTGCCAGTCGGGGGCTTCGCCGGTCTCGACCCAGGTTTCGCCGAGGATCGTGTTCCGAAATGCCTTGATCGCCTCGTCCGACCCCTGCGCCGCGTCCCAGGCCCGCACGATCCGCTCCCAGCTCAGCCAGCCGATCGGCGAATAGAGCGCCGAGAGGTGATACCCCACCGTGGTTGGATCGGCGGCCGTGGCGGTCGCCCGCCATTCGCCAACCTCCAGCATCGCCGTCTTGTGGTGTTCCGCGATTGCCGCGTCGCAGCCCTCGCAGTGATATTCCGCCGTCTCCGGCTTGCCCTTCTGCCAGCGCAGGCGGTCGAACTTCAGCCACTGCATCGCGCCGCAATGCGGGCACGGCACGAAGTACCGGCGCTGGTCGCTGGCCTCGTACTCGCGCTCGATCCGGCTCAGCCCCCGGATGGTGGGCGTCGAGACCAGCAGCACCTTGCGCCGATGCGCGAAGGTCAGCGACCGCGCTTCCGCCAGCGTGACCGGATCGCCTTCCTCGTCGGCCGAGGCCGGATAGGCGTCGACCTCGTCGAGGAAGATGTAGCGCGCCGGGGTCGACCGCAGCCCGACCGCCGAGTTGGCCCCGGTCATGATCAGGATGCCGCCCGCGAATTCCTTCGACAGCATGGTGTTGCCCGCGTCGCGGGATCGGGCGGGTTTGACCCGCTCCCGCAGTTCCGGGCTCTCGTCGATCAGCGGGTCGATCCGCTGGCGCGAGTTGCGTTTCGCCAGTTCTACCGTCGGCTGGACCGCCAGCATCGGGCCCGGCGCCTGGTGGATCGCGAACCCGATCCAGTTGTTCCCTGCCTCGGTCGCACCGACCTGCGCGGCTTTCATGAACACGATCCGCTGCGTGGGATCGCCGGGGCTCAGCCGGTCCATGATCTCGCGCATGTAAGGTGTGCGCACCGTGCGATACCGCCCCGGTTCGGCCGAGGCGCGGCCCGAAAGCATCCGGTGCCGGTCCGCCCATTCCGAAACGGTCAGGTCTGGGTCGGGCCGCAGCCCGTTGCCCCAGGCGCGCAGGATCTCGCCCGCGCCGTCGAAGTCCGTCAGTGCGTCATCATCACCTGAAGTCAGGCCGGACCTCGGCAAGCTCGTCGAGGTGGGCGCGTACATGTTTCTCCAGGACCTTCTGCATCGCGGCTGGCTCCACGGTGATCTGCGAGCCTGTCGCGTCCCTGCACGAGGCGGAGAGCTCGGCCGCCATCAGCGCCGCCGCGCGTGCAGGCCAGTTCACCCACGCGTCCCGTTCCTCGCGCGCCAGGCGGAACACCAGCGACAGCGCGCGGGCCCGCTCGATCAACTCCCCCTTCAGCTTCTGGAGCCGGATGCGCCGCTCCTGCGCCTTCAGCACCTCGTTCGCGGTCTTGGCCTGCAGAAAGGTCGTGCCGCCGCCGACGGCCGGAACCGCCAAACCCTGTTCGCGGAGCGTGTCGCCAACAGCGGCCACCGCCGCCTCGGGGACAGGCTTCAGCTTCGGCGCGGGCGGCTTGCGGGTCTTGGACGGGTCCGTCGTCTCCACCCGCCGCGCATCACTTGCGGCTGCGTTGATGCTGCCGTCCGGATAGAAGACCAGTCGCTCGGCCGTCTTCGCCTTCTGGATCGCGCCCCGCGACAGCCCGACATGCGCGGCGTACTGCCGCTCGCTCATGCCCTGCATCGACGGCTCCGATTATCATTCAAGATCATGTGCTTATCGAGTTGATAAGCGTGGCGGACAGAGGGAACGTGTCTCCAGAAGGACGATGCAACTCACCACGGAGCCACCCCGATGACCCGCCGCGCCACCGACAATTCCAACGCCCTCGACGCCTTCATCGCCGCCAAAATCGAGATCGACGGGATGCTGGAGCGGCTCTCCGCCCTCAGGCGGACCATTTCGGGACCAGCCCCGACGAGATCAACTGGGGCCATGTCGGCACCCTGAACCACTACCGCGCCAAGCTGCGCGAGATAACCGACATGGCCTTCAGCGAAGGCGAACACGCCGAGTAAGACGACCCGCTCCCGGTCCCGCCCGCCGACTGGCGGGCTCGACCTCGTAGAAGGGGCCGCATCCCGCGCGCCCGATACGGGAGACGACGATGACACAGCTTTCCGACACCCAAGCCCTGATCCTGAGCGCCGCCGCCCAGCGGCCCGAGCATATCGCCCTGCCGCTGCCCGAGAGCTTGCGCGGAGGCGCCGCCGCCAAGGTGGTGGGCGCGATGCTCGCAAAGGGCTTACTCGCAGAGGTCGACGCGGACATGCGCAACAGCGAGCCCGTCTGGCGCGAGACCGGCGACGGCCACGGCGTCACACTGGTCGCCACCGACGAAGGCCTCACCGCCATCGGCATCGAGCTCGAGGACGCGGATACCGCGCCTGCGGGCGCGACGGACGCGCCGACCGAGGAGTCCGCGCCGGACACCCCCACTGAGCCAGTACCCGCGCCCAAGGCACGCAGGCCGCGCGAGGGCACCAAGCAGGCCACGCTGATCGCCATGCTGCGCGCGCCGGATGGCGCGACCATCGAGGAGATCATGGCCGCGACCGGCTGGCAGTCGCACACGGTGCGCGGCGCGATGGCCGGGGCGCTGAAGAAGAAGCTCAGGCTCGACGTGACCTCGGAGAAAGTCGAGAACCGGGGACGCGTGTACAAACTCCCTGCCGCCTGACGCACTTGACCCCCGACAAGTTGACGATCGCCGCCCCGGAGGACGGCGGTCGTCATGCCTCTAGCCGAGATCTCAGATGGAGATCTTCCAGTAGGCGAGTACCTCCCGAACTTCATCGCGAGGATAGTGTGGACCGGCGTTCGCTAGATCGTGGCGAATTCGCGCCAGTCGGTTGTCCGCAGCAATCTTGATGCGCGACGAGAAGGACGCCGTTCCAGGCGGGATGGAAGGCCTGTCCGGCCTGGGCCAGCTTTCGGGATAGCCATGCCACTCCGACCAGTTTTCGACCTGGGCAGCTAGCGCCGCGACCTCTGTGTGGTCGCACGACCAGCCGTAGAGATGTAGTGCGCACACTCGCAGCAGCATCTTCACTTCGGTCATGACGTCGGTGAAGGCTTTCAGTGGCGTTGGAAGCAATACCATGTTCGCCACGCACGAGAAGAAACGCCTGTCCTGAACAACAGCGTTACTCATCTGAAAGAACGCGTCATCCACCCCCCAGATATGGCAGCACGACCAGTTCGGCCGCTCATCAGAACGGAGCCCTAGCGCGAGTGTCAGAGCCTTGTTTGCATGCACATTCCCCTCGGACTTATGTACGCTGACGCGCGTCTGCCGATTGGTGTTCATCTGCGGCTCTGACCAGTTCGCCTTGTAGAAAAGACTGCGCCGAGCATGTTCCGGGTACCAGACCGGCAGATACTGAAACGTCTTCGGATCGACCCATCGGGCGGTCCGCTCGATGAGTTGCATCACATCCGCAAGACTAAGCTCGCGACGAAGGGCCTCAAGCCCATCCGGAAGCGTTGCGTCGCTGGTGCCACCGTTCTCTATGGTCAGAAATATTTCTCCGTCACACTCGGCGAACTCGAATCGCCTCAAACAGCCGCCGTAGTCCAAAGCTTCTCACTATACTCACAAGAGTAAAGATCGCGCCCATCTGGAGGTTCTGCGCCAGCGTGGTGTGCAAGCCAAAAATCGGGAAGATCAGGATCTGCGTCACTACGGCGACGCCGTAGCCGACCGCGACATTGGCGATCGACTCGACCAGTGACATTAGCCGCGACTGTTTCATGCCGCCTTGCTCTTCCTGCGCCGTATGCTCGCAGCCTCGGTGAGGGTATTGGCCTCATCTCTAAGTCGCTCGGTTTTCACCTGCGTGAAGGTCCGGCCGTCTCCGTCGAGGATCGCCTCGCGTCCTGTTTCCGCCTGCCAACGTTCCACGGCGACATCCACATAGGTCGGGCTGATCTCCATCGCGAAGACGCGACGGCCGTTGGCCTCGCCCGCGATGATCTGCGAGCCGGAGCCGCAGAACGGCTCGTAGCAAAGCCCGCTGCGCGCCACATGCTGGCGCATCGGAATCCCGAAGGCGTCGAGCGGTTTCGGCGTGGGGTGGTCGGGCCGGTCGTCCTTGGCGAAGCTGGGCAGCGCCCATGTTGATGACAGTGTTTCCTCGGCCACCTTCGGCGGACGGTTCGGTCGGCGCCAGCCCATGAAGCAGGGCTCGTGCTTCCAGAGGTAATGCGAGCGGGTCAGGACGCCGCGGTCCTTCACCCAGATGATCTGCTGATGGACGAAGGCACCGGCCTTCTCCCAGCAGGCCTCGAGCATCGCCTGACGGCGCGAGGCGTGCCAGCAGTACCATGCTGCGTCCTCGGCGATGGCTTCCGCCACGGCCGCCGAGATGAACCCGTCGTATAGTTCCGCGCCCTGAGAACTGTCATCCCAGGTCGTGCCGTAGGACGCCGACCAGTCCTTGTTACGCGTCGGATGGTTCGAGCCGTCATAGTCGACGAGATACGGCGGATCGGTTGCGAACAGAATCGCGCGCTCGCCATTCATCAGGCGCCGCACGTCGTCGTGGCTCGTGCTGTCGCCGCAGAGCAGCCGATGGTCGCCGAGTATCCAGAGATCGCCGGTGCGGGACGCCGGATTGCGCGGCGGCTCCGGGATGGTCACCGGGGGCACGGAGCCGCCGGCACCACCTTCTTCACCGTCCCCCTCGGGCACGAAGGCCAGCAGCTTGTCCAGCTCGCCATCGGTGAAGCCGACCAGCGACAGGTCGAAGTCGTCTGCCAGCAGGTCGTTCAGTTCCGCCGACAGCAGCGCCTCGTCCCAGGTGCTCAGTTCCGTCAGCTTGTTGTCCGCGATTCGATAGGCCCTGCGCTGCGCCTCGGTCAGATGCCCCAGCACGATGACTGGTGCCTCGGTCAGCCCGAGCTGCGTCGCCGCCAGGACCCGGCCGTGCCCAGCAATCAGCTCGCCGTCCTCCGCCACGAGGCACGGCACGGTCCAGCCGAACTCGGCCATGCTGGCGGCGATTTTCGCGACCTGGTCCGCGCCATGCGCCTTCGCGTTCTTTGCGTAGGGCTGGAGGCGCGACAGCGACCAGGTCTCGATCGCGTCCGGGGCGAAGCTCAGCGTCATGGTGGGCAAGGTTCCTCAGTCGGGTGGATGCCGGTGGTTTCCGGACTCCGGATGCCCTGCTGGACTCCACGCAGGTCCAGCGGCCACCAGCGGTGTCCGGTCAAACGGCTCGTGTTCATTGGTGTTTGCGCGGGGCGCAGGTGGGGCCGGCTTCCGGGTGGCTTCCCAAAAATCCGGCCCTGTCGCTGGCGATGTCCCGCGCTTCGCCCGCCAGCATACGAATATCGCCAGGAAGGACCCGCGAACTCGCATGATAGCGGACCGCGATTGGGATGCGCGCGCCTCTCGCGAGGATGGCCGAAAATCTAGTCTGATCTGCCGTTTATGTCCGTTCGAAAACTGTCCGGCAGACACTTTCCTCGCCATTGCTCACCGCCGCGCCGCGCCAGTCAGTTCGATCACCTTGCGCTTCGAATAGCTGCGATTGAGCCGCCGGCCATTGAGCCGGAATGCAATGACGCATAGCGCATACAGCCAGCGCTCGTGCGCCGCCGACCGCTGCAGTCCCACCGTCCAGCAGATCGTTTTCCAACGCTCGCCGTGCGCACGCAGCCAGATAATCTTGCCGTCAACAGGTTCGAGCCCCACCGTCCAGCTGAGCGTCTCCTCCATCCGGCTGATGGCAGCGGGCGACGGCAAGATGCGCATTGGCTTGGGCTGCTGTCCAACCTTGTCGGCGAAGTCATGAACGACCTCTGGCCAGGTGCTGAAGTATCCCTGTCGTTGCTGTTCGGGCAGTCGCTTGAGCACGTAAGCGGCTTCCGCCAGGCGTTCCTCGACGAGGCTCGGTGTCCACTCGGTCATCGGCGCGCCTCCTTCGCCTGATCGCGATCGCCATAGAGCTTGTCGCCGAGTTGCCGGATCAGTTCACGTTCGGGCCAGGTCAGCCGGTCATCATCGAGCGACACCGCGAGGACGCGCTGCTCCCGCCAGCCCTCGCGCTTGACCTCTTCGGGGCTGCGGCGCTGTCCGCCATAACCTCGTGGCGCCCACCTCACAGCACACCTCCCCGGGTCTCCATCGCCCAGAGCAGGATGGCGATTGCATCGGCCTCATTATCGTCGGCGGGCTGGAACCCACGCTCGCGCATTGCGGCCAACACGGCTTCCTTGCCGGCGTTTCCCTTGCCGGTGGCGAACCGCTTGATGGTGCCGACCGGTACGCCTTGATAGGCGACGCCTTCGCGCTCGCACCAGGACGTCAACGTTGCCAGAAACCCGCCGTAGAGGTGGGCGGCGTCGGTCCCGATGTGACGCCGGACCTCCTCGAAATAGATCGAGGCCAACCCACCACTGTCGTCAGCCAGCTGTTCGAGCCAGTGCTGGAAACGCAGATACCGCATGCCGCCGCCGTCATAGCGCCCGGTCCGGAATGTCGCGGTGCCACTGTGAACGATCCCGCTGACAAGGCTCGCCCAGCCAGTGGTGGTCCCAAGGTCGAGAGCGAGGATGGTGCTGCCGGCAGAAGCGGAAGCAACGCGCATGGGAGAGAGGTCGGTTACAGGGACGGGTGATGGATGCATGTTCATGCGGGTTGATCCTTCTCGTGTTCTGTCGGGAATGAGAGGTCCGGCACGCCATGCGCACGCGAAGCCCCTGGGGGTGGGCGAGGGAGAACCCGCCTGCGGCGTTCTCCCCCACCCCTGAAGGGGGTGGCTTTCACCCCCACAACTTGGAAGGCCAAACGAGGCCCTGATAATGTTGATAAATTTCAAGTTGGGGATGGGCTGGGGAGCCGCCGCTTCCCCAACTTGAACCTGCGCAGCCCATCGAAGCTGTACGAGCAGCAGCGCAGGTAGTTGGGAGAGGTCTGCCCAACTTGACGCCGCGCAACCGCAGGCGGCAGTGCGGAAGGGAGCGAAGGTAGTTGGGCGCCGCTTTCCCAACTTCCCCAACTTGAAGCTGCGCAAGTCTGCGAATGATGCGGATCGGTGGAGGGCGATCATTCGGCGCCCTCCGGATAGACCCAGACGCCAGGGTTCTCCACGGGAAGAGCGGCACCGGTCTGGGGGCACTTGTACGTGCTGGGCAGGACCTGTATCCGCTCCGGAATGAGCTCGCCGGTCTCGACATCAGCAATCTCGTCGCCGGTCGGGAACACCATGTCCTCGACGCAGAGATAGCCGAACTTCGACTTCGAGGTGGGCAGACCGAAGGGTGCGCCGTCGCGGACGAACTTGATGAAACCCTTGGTCGCCAGCACGCTGATCCGTTCGCGGATCGTGTCCTTGCCACCGAGCCCGGCGCGGTTCTCGAAACTCTCAGCGAACTGCAGCGCCGTGTAGAGCCGCCCGGCTTGTGCTTCATCGAAGAGCAATTGAAGGATGACGTCATGCTTGCGGACGCGCTCGGCGTCGAGCTTCTCGCCGAACTCGCGGCGTACGAGCCTTGTCTCGGAGCGGTCGATATCGACCCAGCGCCCACCGGCCTTGTCGACGACCATGGGCTCGATGCCCGGCCCATTGCGCAGTTCAAAATGCAACATCCGCTCCGGGCACTCCTCGTCGGGCCGGTGCATGATGATGCCGGAGCTATAGAAGCTGCGGAGGGATCCGGCGCCCGAGAGCGCCATGAACGGATCCTCGACCAGCTGCTTCTTGGTGATCTTGCGTGTGTGGTGACAGAGGATCAGGCCGGCATCGGGCGCAACAGCGTCGCGCAATGCCTCGATCCGCTCCTGCAGGAAGAAAAGCATCGCCGTGTTGTCATTCTCGCCACCTCCGTCCGGGCCGCCATCGAAGAGGTTGCGGATCGGATCGATGCAGAGGATGTCGGGTGCGCCGTGTCCGTAATGAGCACGGGCGGCAGCGACGGCGAGAGCGACGCCGCCGGCGTCGAGCAGCATGCGCACCTTGGGCGTGGCGACCAGATTGCCGCGCGCCTTCGCCAGGAGAGCGGGATCGACCTTGATGGCCTGGAGACGCTCCCGGAGGTAATGATATTGGATCTCGGCCTGCAGATAGAAGATCCGCAGCGGCCGGCTCGGCGCGAAACCGAGGAACGGCACGCCTGCTGCCATGTGGACCAGCAGGCTGATCAGGAAGTCGCTCTTGCCGACCTTCGGCGCGCCACAGAGCACCAGCATCCCGCCCGGCGTCAGCAACCGCGGCGCTATGATGTCCTCCGGCATCGGGCTCAGATCGTCGAGCAGCGCGCCGAGTGTGAAGGCCGGCAGTGCCGACATGGGTGGGGCGGAGAGCCGCTCGAGCGCCGGCCCATGACGTTCCTCGTGCAGTCGCCAGAGGCGCTGCGCTTCCGAGGCGAGTCGCTCCAGCGGCCAGTGTGGGCGTAACTGGGCGGCGTTGTACTGGCAGATTGCCTCCCAGGCCTCGTCACGGCTCATGCGGCCTTCGTGCGCCATACGCACATAGTGACCGATCGCGGCGCTTGCTCCCTGGAAGCGCGACCAGTCGTCGGCGCCACCTTCGCGGGCCGGAGTCGTCAGGATCTCCGTAATTGATGGTTTTCCGGTCGTCGGTCCGGGCTCGGAACCAACACCTGCCAGCGGCGGCATGTCAGCGACGAGTTCGGCGAAATCGCCCAGATGGACCTCTACCCGAGGGCTGTGGCGGCGGATGTTGACCAACCGTCTGAACCCGCCCTTGTGATAGACCGAGCCCGCCAAACGGATGGGTTGGTGGGCCGAACGGAAATGGGTGTCGCCGCCCACCTTGACGGCGATATCACCGCGCAGCCGACAAAGGAGCGAGATGTCCTCGCCCTCGGCCGGTTCACTCAGGCGCCACCAGACATGAAGCTTATCCAGGCCATCTGGCGTGCGGCCGCCGCTTTCGACGAGCAGAGTCGGTTCGCCGAGATGCCGGATGAGATGATCGAGCTTGGCTGTGATGTCGCCCGCGTCGAGATCGACCAGAACGGTCTGCATCTGCCGGACGTCGGCGGCCTTCGCCTTGCCGGTCTCAGCGACCGTCCCCGGCACCACATAGAAGGCCGCGCCCTCGCGCGCCGCCCAGCTGGCGAAGGCCCCCGCTTTCTCCAGCAAACTGTCGCCGATCTCGATCCAGGCGTTATGGGGGCGGCCGTCGATGCCCTGGCCCTTGTCGACGAAGCCCCGCAGCGGCACCCAGCCCTCGCAATAGCCGAAGACGACGTCGAGAAAGATCGCGATCTGCTCAGGATCCGGCTCAACGTCGAAGGCATCGGGCTGCGGCGCGGCGTCGTTGAAGTCCCGCCATGCTTCGAGGGAGACGACCTTGTTCTCGCTCATGCCGGTAGCCCCCAGCAACGATCCGCCCACGGGCACATTCGGCATTCGTGAAAATCGCGCGTCGTGGCGATGCGGGGGAGCAGCTCTCCTGCGTCCGTTGCCTGCAGGATCCGCACGCCGCGGTCGCTCATGCGCTGGGCCAGCCCTGCGTCGAACGGTACGAGCTCGTGGTGGAGTTCGGCGGTGTCCTTGTTGATGGCGGTGAACAGCGCCGGATTGGCGGACATGCCCGGCACCTGCGCTTCCATGTAGGCCTGGTAGAGCGCGATCTGCGCCGCGTAGATGGGCTTTGCCAGAACGACACCCCTGGCCACGGTGTCGCGCCAGTTCTTCGCGTTCATCGTCTTGCATTCCCAGAGCGCCGGAACTTTGATCTGCAGCGGCTCTGGTGCCGCGGCGATGATCCCGTCGACGTGCCCGCGAATACGTCCATCGGCGGCAGAGAAGCCGAATTGCTCTCCGTCCGGCTGGTTGCCCTTACGGGTGTAGAGATCGAACCTGGCGCCGCGCAGCCACCGGATTGCGAGGTCTTCGAGGGCGTGTCCGATCTCGAAGATCCGCAGTGTCCGCCCGCCGAAATCAGCGCCATCGTCCTTCGGAGCTCCGGCGAACTCGAACTGCAGGGCGCGCTCGCAGGCGTGTCCGAGGCGAGAGCCCCCGAGATAGGTTCGTGGCGGGATTAACGTTCGTTCAGCGACGATCGCCTCGTCGATGACCGTGTTGATGTGTTCCGCACAGGGGGCGCGGTGATTGTAGTCGAGCATCAGAACGGCACCTCCGCATCGACGTTTGCGGCCATGCCGTGCATGGCGTCCTGGAAGCCGCCGACGGCGACCTCGATGAGCGTGAGCACCTGCGCCTCGGAGAGATCAGAGAAGCGCGCCTGCCAGCCGATCTCCTCCATGATTTCGGCGAGCGGTTTCATGGCGGCGCGGATCGCCGCCTTCTCGTGTTCGGTGAGGTCAACCATGGTCCATCGCTCCCGCGCCAAGCGCGTCCAGAAGCCTTGGCAAACCATCGAGCAGAACCAGACCGAGGGGCGCGGTTGCTTGGACCGCACCGGGTCGGACCAGCCAAAGCCACGAGTTGGCCGCCGACACACGGCGCAGAGTGTCCCACGCGGATGCCAGAGCCGCAGTCGATCGGAAACGGCCGAGACCAAGAGCATCCTCCATCACGCCGCCGCTCCGATTGGTGCCTCGGGATCAGCGTCGGCGGCCCCGAAGACGAGGGAGCGGATGGCATCGCGGTTGAAGCGGAATGACAGCAACGCCGAGGCCTGGTAGCGGGTGAGCCCGAAGTCCTGCCGGTATTCGGCGGGCAGGAATGCGAGTTGCCGGCTGGTCGGCGGCTCATTGAGCCAACGACGCGTCTTGTGGGCGCTTTCGTCGCTCTCATGCTCGTTGAGCCAATCGTCGGCTGCCGCGAGGCACACAGTGCGCTCGCCCAGCGCCAGCAGATGCGGGCGCTGCTTCTGCAGGCCGCCGACGCCATACCAGCGGCTACCCAGAAAGAAGACACCTCCCCATGCGTTGAAGCCGTTGGCGACAAGCGCAGCATCGTCGCCGAAGAGGTCGCACCAGCGGAAACTCGACCGTTTGAGGAGATCGATCTCCGACATGACGAAGTCGCCGAGCGGGGCTGCTTCGCCGCCTTCAGGGCGCTCCCAAAGGTGACCGCACAGCGGGCACTCGGTGGTGGCGAGCGGCACAACGGCCCCGCACTCGGGGCAATCCTTCGTCGGCGCCTCGCCGGAGGGTTCATGGCCGTTCAGGTCGACGTCCTGCTCCAGCGATCCATGCAGCAGCGTCGAGGTACCAAAATCGAGCACGATGCAGTCGGTCTTAACGATGCCCGGATGCTCTTCGGGCGAGACCGTGCGAAGGCCCCGGCCTACCATCTGGATCATGGTCGATTTGTAGGAGCTCGGCCGCAGCAGCACGACGCCGCTGGTCGGCGGGTGATCCCAACCTTCGGTCAGGACCGCGACGTTGACGACGACACGCAGGTCACCAGCGGCATACGCCGCCAGGGTGGCCCTGCGGTCCACATCGCTCATGTCGCCGTGGATCAACACCGCGGCGATGCCGGCCGCGTTAAAGGCGTCAGTGACGTTGCGAGCGTGGTCGACGGTAGAGCAGAACACCACCGTCTGGCGCTCACTCGCCTTCTCCTGCCAATGTCGAATGACCGCTTCCGTGACCGGCGAGCGGTTCATGATCGCATCGACCTCGGCCATGTCGAAATCGTCGGCCGTGCGGCGCACCCTGGTGAGCTGATCCTGGACGCCGACATCGATGACGAAGGTGCGCGGCGGCACGAGGTGGCCGGAGGCAATCAACTCACCGATCCGGATCTGGTCGGCGACGTTCGAGAACACCGGGCGCAGTCCGCGCTTGTCGCCCCGGTTGGGCGTGGCGGTAACACCATAGATGCGGCACATCGGATTGCGCTTGAGCGCGGTGTCGATGATGCGTCGATAGCTGTCCGCCGCCGCGTGATGCGCCTCGTCGATCACCAGGAGGTCGAGCGCAGGGATCTGATCGAGATTGCCGGCGCGTGCCAGCGTCGGCACCATCGCAAAGGTGACCTGTCCGCCCCAGGACTTCTCCCTGGCGTCGACGACCGAGGTCGTGATCCTCGAATTCACGCGACCAAACTTGCTGCGGTTCTGAACGGTCAGCTCGTCGCGGTGGGCCAGCACGCAGGCCTTGGCTTCGGTCTCGGCCACCATTCGTCCAGCGACCGCAGAAAGCATGATCGTCTTGCCCGCTCCGGTTGGGGCAACGCCGAGGGTGTTTCCATGCTCGCCGAGCGCGCGGACGCTGCGCTCGACGAACTGCTTCTGGCGGGGGCGCAGCAGCATGGCGTGCCCCTCACTGTGCCCAGGAGGGGCGCACGCCCGGCTGCGGCATCGAGGACTGGGCGGTGAAAGCCGGTGGCTGCGTCGGCGGCACGATACCGGCCGCGCCCATGATGGCAGCGTATTCTTTGTGGTCCGGCGTCACCGCCGCGCGAACCTCGTTCTTCTCGTCGCCATTGGTGTCTGTGCCGATGTCGACCTTTGCCACGAACTCGAGCCCGTCGAGATCGGCGAAGCTGCTGATGCGGCGGGCGGCCTGCGCCTGTGCAGAACTGTCCTTGTCCGAGATGCCGCGCGCAGAATTCAGCATGCCGCGGATCAGGCTGCGGCCCATGTTTGCCCAATCCGGCCCCTTAGGGCTGTAGAGCCCGATTAGGGTGAATATCTTCCGTCGGGCATAGGGCCCTTCGAGCACCGTGAACTCGCCCGAGAGGTAGACCGAACCGGTCGTTCCCCGCGCGGCGTATCCACCGGTCCAGCCCTGCGCGGGGTCGTCGAACCCGCCCGGGCGGATCGTCAGGCGGACCTTGGCCAGCGTGCCCTTGGGAATGATGTTGGTGTTCTGCTTGGCGTCGTTGAAGTCGTTCCAGGATCCAGACATGACTGGGCTCTCCTCGTTCAGGCGTTTTGGGATTGGGTGGGGGTGTCGGTGTCCGGGGCGGCGGCCGGTGATGGGCTGCGATGGTCGAGCCGCTCGGAAGCGGGTTTCACCGGCCCGCGGATCTTCGCCATGAGACGGCCGAGATGCGGCTCCTCGACAGACAGGAGCCGGCCGGAGCGGTCTTTCGCGGGGAAGTTCCAGGGATTGATGGTCTGGCAGACAAAGGCGCGGTACGGCGTGCCGGACTCGTCCTTGATCTCGGCCATCGTCAAGACTTCATCGACGATGCCAGGGAGCTCGAGTCCGGTCTTGGACCCGTCGATCTGCGCCGAGAAGACGCGCTTGTTGAAGTCGTCGAGCTTCTCATCGAGGATCCCGACGAACCAGACGTTCTTCGCTCGCGTGTGCTGCAGATGGGTGAGCCACGCGATCATCTCGCGCCCGTGCAATCCATAGGCGCCGCGGATGTCGGGCTTGCAGGTCTTTTCCGAAAAGGCTTCCGGTTGACCCTTGCACCACTGGAAGCAAAGTCTGGCCGCAACGGTGATCGAGTCGATGAAGATGGTCTGGTAGCGGTCCAGCGCCGCCGGATCGCCGAAGCGATCGCACACTGCAGCGTGGTGGGCCTCGCTGTAGACCTGGTCGTCCCGGAGCGCCGGATTGGGTCCGCCGATGAAGACGGCGAAGTCGCGGCATTCGGCCCAGGTACGCGGTCGCACGCTGTCACCGGACCAGCCTTCGATGGCCAGATCGCCCGCCTCCAGATCGATGAAGAGCGTCGTGGCGGGATCGAGCGTCCACAGCAGGCTGGTCTTGCCGATGCCGGATTTGCCGAAGATCGCACCCTTGATGCCGCGCGGTTCGGCGAGCCGCTGATCGGCCGAGATGATGGGGAGGGTCATTTCATTCCTCCCCGGCCCGGATGAGCCTGAAGGTCATCTTGCCAGTGCGAACGGTACGGGCTGGTTCGAAGATTTTGCGGATGTGTGAGGGCCATGCTGCGTAAGCGCGCTCGGTGATGTCGAACTTCGTCCTGACGTATTCGGCAGGGTCTTCGCCGGCGGCTCTGATCTTTTCGACGAGCGCAGCAAGGATATGCTGATCCCAGTCCACCCTCTTGGGCGTGGTCACGGCAACGACGACGCCATCTTCGTCAGCAAGGCGCACCGTGCCGGTGTCCTTGGCAGCCTCGAGGCGCGCCATGGCGGCGCGGTCGGTGTATTTGAGCGCAATGGCCCCGTTGAGCCACTCGCTAACAGCCTCGGCGGCGCGCAGCCGCTCGCCGGCTTCCTCCTGCAGAAGCGCCAGTTGCTCGGCGGCCAGAGCGGCGATGTCGCCGATCGGCATAAGCCCGAGGTCGTCAAGTGAAATGCGGTTGGAATCTCTCATCGCCGCACCCCTCACGCCGCAGGATTGGCGAAGGTGCGGGCAGTGCTTGCGCGGATCTGCTCGCGCTCGTACTCCTCGATGTCCTCGAGCCGGTACACGACCCGGCCGCCCAGCTTGACGAAGCGTGGGCCTTCGCCCGTCCAGCGCCACCGCTCGAGCGTGCGGTGCGAGATGTTCCAGCGCGCAGCCAGATCAATTTGATTGAGGTGTTTGGTAGCCATCTGTCTGTCCTTCGGTTCCAGTCGAAAACCTGCGGAGAGGATGGCGAAGGATCAGAACTGCGTCGTCGGGACGGAAAGTGGATCGTAGGGGGATGAAATAGGATCGTTTTCCTATGTGAAGGGGGATGTCTGGGGGATAAAGCTCAGGCGAGCCAGACCCATCAAATGCGAAAAGCCCGGCGGAATCCGGCTTCGTGGTGGGGGATCAGGAGAACTTGATGTTAAGCCGATATCGTCCGCGCCGGTCGGACTGGATGAGCTTGCGCCAATCGGGCTGCGTCTTGAAAAGATCAGACAGGCGCGTGCAGGAGGAGCCAGCATCCGCCAGCACTGCCTTACCGTGCTGCCATGGGCACCCGCTCACGGCAGCATCATGGAGGATTTTCACGACGCGAGCCTGGAACTGCCCGAGCATGTAGGTTCGTTCTCCGAGGGTAACCTCGCTGAAATCATCCCTTTGTTCGAAGACGATCTCGGAGCCGCGTCCGGTGCCCGCCAGTCCGTGCTTGGCTTCAGCACGATCCCGCTCATCTCGGCGGACAACCAATTCATCCTGCTTGACCAGGATGCCATTCTCCGGCTGCAGCACCACACAGTAGCGGTCAGAGGGAGCATCGAAGCGCTCGACGCGCAGCGCGCCCTCGTGGAACAGACGATAGGCGTCGTGAGCCCTAAGATCCTGAAGCCCGTGAAACAGACTCTGATCCTCGGGGATGCTGCACCACTGGCCCTTGTCCACTTCCTCGTAGCAGCCCTGTTCCAGGCGAACGCCATAGAGGCGCACGGAAACTTTCAGCAGTCCGTTCTCGGTAAGGTACACCAAGTCGCGGTGAGGCAGTTCCCACCGCTCCTCCAGCTCTTCGAGCGCAAAGTACTCCTTCTCGATGCCTGCCATGCCACGGACTCGCCCACTACCATTCGTTCCGTGTTTGTTCTATTTCCTTGACGCGGACGAATCAATCCGCTTATGTCCACATTATCCACATATCGGATGACCCAGATGCAGATGAAGCTCGCCGAACGGCTCAGGGCACGCGCTCAGCAGTTGGCAATGAACGCGCGCGAGGTGGCAGAGCAGGCACGCGTTAACCGGTCGTTCGTCTACGACATCATGCGCGGTCGATCGGAGCATCCCAACCTGGAGAAGCTCGACAAGATCGCCAAGGTGCTGAAGGTCGACCGCAACTGGTTGCTCAACGGCAGGGGCGAAGTCGAAGGCGAAGAGCCCGTGATGGGTGGGGAACCGGACGGGTTCGTTGCCATTCCCTCAGTCGAGGTCACTGCCTCGATGGGCGGCGGGAAGCTCGTCGCCGACGAGGTGGAAACCGGCGAGCCCTATCACTTCAAGAGTTCGTGGATCAGCCATAGCCTGCGCGCCAACCCGGCGAACCTCAGGATCATGCACGTCGAAGGGGACAGCATGATGCCGACCCTTCACGACGGAGATGTCGTCCTCGTCGATCTCGGTCGCGCTCTCCCTACTCCACCCGGCATCTTTGTGTTGTTCGATGGAATGGGCCTGGTCGCCAAGCGGCTGGAACACATTCCGAACTCTGACCCGCCACAGGTCCGCATCATCTCCGACAATACGTTCTATAGCCCCTATGAGCGAACGGCCGAGGAGATCAAGATCATCGGGCGCATCAGGTGGTTCGGGCGAGAGATCTAGTGGGAGAGCATGTGTCAGCGGAGGCGGCAGCTCGGGCTTCAGAGGTCATCGCTGGGCGGGTCTCCAGCCAGCATCTCCCGCTTCAGCCTCGCTGCAGAACCAGCGCTCCCCCGCACGCTCGTTGATCCGCGTCCGGTCATAATCGCGCATGCCTGGAACGTGATAGATCCGCTCGCCACTCCTGCTGATGTTACCCTTGATGTCGCAACCGTCCGACGTGACCGGCGCGGTCAGAGGGGCGACAGGTGACGAATTCCGTTGTGCTGCCCGCCACTCCCATGGCGGCTGAAATTCGCCCTGCCAGATTCCTGCTTTCTCGACGGCCGCCGCCGACTGCTCATCCGCGTAGGCGCCACCACTATAACGCGGCCAGTCCATAGCCATTCCGGCTCGCACCATTGCAACTGCCACGCCTAGCCCGTCGGCACGGAAGCAGTCCCCGACGAACCGACCATATTGATCCCGCTCCACGAACTCGCAGCGCACGGGTCGAGACTCAGCAAGCAATTGGTCGAGGGCGCGTGCCGACATCGCTCCGCAGCGGTATGATCGTCCCTGATCGTCCTCGCAGAGCTGCGAGGATTCAGGCGCATCTATGCCGTTGATCCTGATGCGCTCACCGGCGATCTCGATCGTGTCGCCATCGATAACCGAGGCGCGACCAACCAGTGACCGCACGCTCTCGTCCTCAACCAGCGAGTCTGCCGAACTTGCAACGAGCGCAAAAGCAGCAAAGATAAACGGCAAGATTGCGCGTTGGATCATTGGCATGTTCTCCATCTTCTCCAAATGGCTCGAAAGACGACGAGAGTTAAGACGGCTTTGTCGGGATGACGCACGCCAACTTGTAGAGCGGGATCCCCTGACCGCCTATTATGATGCTCAACGCGCCGCCGCCCAGGCTCGCTTTGCCGGTGATGGCGGGGCTTTTCTTTATTGGGCGCGTGTCGCAGCGGAAGTTGCGCGAATCAGCCAGGCGCCGATGAACTTCGAAACCGTCAAATCGATCGTTGACGAGGAAGAGCGCCGCGCCCGCAGTTGAGACTCGCGCACCTGTTTGAATGATTTCTCCACGTTGCGATAACCCACTGATATCGCTTGTAACCTGTTCAGCCACCGGTACCGTTCGCTGATCATCTTCAGTTGCGAACGGTCTCATGCAAGACGCTCGATCCGGTCCAAACCCGCTGTCGCCCGGCCATCTGTCGGCGCACGAACGCCTTGATGAGCTCGCCAGCATCGTTGCTGCGGGGCTGAGGCGTCTTCTGCCGGAACAGTCCAGTTCTTTACTTGCAGCTGGCGAAGACAGTTCATTCGACATTCTCGCCCTCAAACGCCGTGTTGCTCGTCGCAAACCGAGCAACCGAATTGGAGAGCGATGATGCCGGGCAGGACCGGAAGTATTGAGGCCGAACATGGACAACCGCGCGAGAGCGCCGCGGCAGATGCGAGCGTGATTGCGCAACTGGCGGCGATTAAACGTATGACCGTGGTCGAGTTGAAGACGAAGTGGGAGAGCCTCTTCGGCGCGCCCGCCCCGAACAACAGCCGCAGTTACCTTGAGCTGAGGCTGGGTTACCGGATCCAGGAACTGAGCCTCGGCGGGCTATCGCGCGAGACCCGTCGGACGCTGGACCTGCTGGCTGACGAGATCGAAGGCCAAGCCAGGCACAGGTCGATTATCGCCGATCCCCGCAACCCAATCGTCGGCACAAGGCTCGTGCGCGAATGGGACGGGGTGGAGCACACCGTCACGGTCTTGAAGGACGGCTTCGACTGGCAGGAGCGGAGGTTCAAGTCACTGTCGGCGGTGGCGAGGGCGATTACCGGCACGCAGTGGAACGGCTACCGCTTCTTCGGTCTTCGCGAAGCTCGGAGGGACGACCGATGAGCCGCCCTCAGGAAGCCGTCGCGATCATGCCGCGCCGCCAGCGTTGCGCCATCTACACCCGCAAGTCGAGCGAGGAAGGGCTCGACATGGAGTTCAACAGCCTCGACGCCCAGCGGGAGTCTTGCGAGGCCTACATTGCCAGCCAGCGCTCGGAAGGCTTCGCCGCCATCCGAGAACGCTATGACGACGGCGGGCAATCCGGTGGCACGCTGGAGCGACCCGGCCTGAAGCGGCTCATTCATGACGTCGAGGCCGGCCTGATCGACGTGATCGTGGTCTACAAGATCGACCGTTTGTCGCGCTCCCTGATGGACTTCGCCAAACTGGTCGAGATCTTCGACCGCAATCAGGTGACTTTCGTGTCGGTCACGCAGTCGTTCAACACCACGACGTCGATGGGCCGCCTGACGCTGAACATTCTCCTCAGCTTCGCTCAGTTCGAGCGGGAGGTGATTGGCGAGCGCATCCGCGACAAGGTCGCCGCGAGCCGCAAGCGCGGCATGTGGATGGGCGGGCATGTCCCGCTCGGCTACGATGTGCACGACCGCAAGCTGGTGATCAACGAGGCTGAGGCCGCGACGGTCAGGATGATCTTCCAGCAGTTCGTCGCTATCGGCTCCGCCACGACGCTGGCGAAAGCGCTGGCGGCCGAAGGCGTGCTGAACAAGCGCGGCAAGCCGATCGACAAGGGCTTCCTCTACAAACTGATCAACAACCGGGTGTACCTCGGCGAAGCCGTCCACAAGGGCACGGCCTATCCCGGCGAGCACGAGGCCATCATCGATCAGGCCCTGTGGGTCAAGGTGCGCAGCATCCTGCAGGAGAGCCCGCGCCTGCGGGCGAAGAACACGCGCCGCCAGACGCCGGCCATGCTGAAAGGGATCATCTTCACCGAGACGGGGGCGGCGATGACGCCGACGGCGACGAAGAAGGGTACGCGCCTATACCGCTACTACGCGTCTATGGACCTGATCCGAAACCGCCTAACTGGCGCTGCCTCGGGTCCGCTGCGTTTGCCCGCAGGAATGGTCGAGGACGCCGTCGTCGGCGAAATCCGTCGCATGATCCGCGCGCCCGAGATTGCGGCCCGAACGATCAAAGCCCTTCGCGAAGATGGTTCGACGATCGAGGAGAAGGCGGTGGTCAAAGGGCTCGGCGAGTTCGATCAGCTCTGGGCGGCGCTCTATCCCGCGGAGCAGACCCGCATCATTCAGCTTCTGGTCGAGCGGGTGACCGTCGGCGAAGCCGGCATCGCCGTCGATCTGCGCCAAGAGGGGCTGGGGTCGGTCCTGCGGGACATGATGGCGCCACGCCAGACGGAGGCCTGCGCATGACCGGCACGAAGAACACCATCCGCGTGGTCATTCCGCTAACGATCCGCAAACGCAACGGGCGGCCGAAGATCCTGCCGCCCGACGACACGATCGTTCGGGACAACCGGTCACAAGACCCTCACGTGCTGCGGGCCATTGCCAGGGCTTGGAGCTGGCGGCGGCAGCTGGAAACCGGGGCCGCCTCTACCATCCAGGATGTTGCCGCAGCAGAGAATATCTCCGACCGCTTTGTAAGCCGGATGATCCGCCTGACTTACCTGGCGCCTGATGTTCTCGAAAGGCTGGTCATCCACCGCATGCCACCGGCGCTGTCACTCAACGATCTGATCGCCGTCACCAATCGACCTTGGGCAGAGCAGGTGGAGACCGTGTTCGGCGCAGAGCTATGAAGAGCCCAGCGTGGACTACGCGAATGCCTGAAATTCCAATTGCGCGCCGAACTGCTACGCGATCACTCTTACGCCCATGATCCCATCGGCTTCCGCTGCCGGCTCGAGCTGGTAGCCGAGGTTTGACTTGTTGTGCAGCCGACAGAGGGCTTCGAATTCTCGTTGGGTCAAGCCTTCGCCGATGTGCTTTCCGACCGGAACTCCATTGAAAGGGTCGTGACCGGCAGCCTCGTAAATGGCGCGCATGGACCACAAAGGATCGATGCCAACAGGGATGAACCTGTCGCCGAGCTCGCGGATTTTCCGGCCGACCCATTCGGGCGACGCAAACTTTGAAACGTCCGCCTGGTACGTCGTCACACCTGATTTTTCGCCACGCTTGTGAAGCGGTATAAAATCCTGATCAGAAGAGATTATGCAGATCGAGTCAGCTTCGTAATCGACGCAAGCGTCGACCGCTCGGATCGTAATCCGGGTGTCGACCTCCTTCTCGTCAAATGCCTTCAATCCCCATGAGTCGACGTAGATCTTGTAAAAACCTTCTTCCCAGCGGGATACGTTCGAGCCGCGCTTCATGCATTCAATGAAGTGCTCGAAGATGCTGTAATCCCGCGTGTCGCCGTGCACGTTTAGAATCCCGCTACCGATATCGGCGAGCTGTCGGCGCGCATTTGCACTTCCCTTATTGGCCTCCTTGCGGAGCCGCCATTCGATATCCTTGAGTGCGAGAGGGGCGTAGAACAACTCAATGCTAGGCTTGATGTCCACGACCTGTCGGATCAACCCAAGCTGATCGACTTCTTTCCGAAAAATCGCACGAATAAGGTCATTGCGAGCAATCCCGCCGTCGACCTCCCGGATGATCTTTTCATCGACCTTGGCGGACACAGTCTCGAGCAGGTAGTGGGCGAAACGGCTGGCAAGCATGCCGCTATCGAGTGGAATGCTCTGCTCCTTCATCCATCGCGTAAAGCCTAGGTATACGCCCTGCAAATCCACTAGGATGAGCACGTTGTGCTTTGTCGGTGGCTCTTTCAGAGATTGCGCGAACTGGTCGGCGAGACCAGCGCACGTGTCGTAGTATGACGACAGCCGATCTGGAGAGAAATTCCCGTCGGCGTCTGCCGCCTCACGAGGGTATTTCACCGAGAGATTTCCCTGTCCCATTTACTGATCCTTCGAAGCCGAACCGATCTTGGTACTGCTACGGACAAGATTCCGTTCGATCAAGTCAATGGACTGGTCCATCCTGCGCCCACCTCCGCCAGACAGCAGCATCTGACGAAAAAGGAGGACATCATGACCGAAACCGGACACGCGCTTCAGCTTTTCGATGACTACCTGCAACGAACCGCACGCGACACACTGCGCTGCGTTCCGCCCGGCGACGCCTACCTCGGGTTTCTCTGA